AGGAAGGTCTCCCAGCTAGTGTAAGGTACACTGTGGGACAACCTATGGGGATTTTGTCGAGCTGGCCAGTGATGGCTATCTCTCACCATTTCCTTGTAAGATTGTCTTTCTCTGTTCAAGGTTATAATAATCTTGAAAAATGTCGTTATTCCGTGCTAGGTGATGACCTGGCTTTACTGGATCACGATGTGGCAGAAGTTTATCTGGATTTAATTGATTGCTTAGGCATGAAGTTTTCTCCCGATAAGACATATATATCATATGGGGTAGCAGAATTTGCTAAAAGCTTATTTCGCTATGGAGAGGATTTAACGCCCTTTCCCGTTGCCTTGTTGGTATTTAATAAAAACACAGTTGTATCAAACACTATAGCTATCATATCCGAGTGTGTCAGGATTAAATTACCTGTCACCTCTTCTGATATCTTGGGTACATTCCCTAGACGATGGAGAAACTTGGTGTTGTTAGCCATGTTGTCACCGTCAAGTCCAAAATCTACTCTGGATTTACAGCCCAGAGAGGATCATTGGATTTTCCTACAATTTGTCTATTGTAAAAAGATTAAGTACTTCTCACGATTGAATACCGTGAGATCTAGTACCCATGCTTTTGCAATTAACGATCCTGGTAACTCTGGTAAGTATTTGGCTAGTCCATACTTACAGATTGCTAAAGATAACGGTGATAGTTATCCCGTGCGAGACTTGAGAGAAGAGTCACTTCCTCTTGTCTTACTAGGAAAAGATTGGATCTCGTATTCAAAAAATGCTTGGCCCAATGGTTTACCACCATTGGACTCACACTCTATGATTCCGGGTCCTACTTGGAAAGATACTCGAGATGATATGTTTTCTCGAAGTGCTCTGACCGAGTTAGACAGGCTTATGCCTGGCTACTTTCACACACGCTGTGTAGGTAAACAGGTAGGTGAATAATGTGGTATTTGGTTTGTTACCAATGGGCGGCCTCATAGTTGAGGATACCCGTCCGTTTAGTTACGG